ACAACTGGTAACACTCTAGGTTCTCTAATCTATAAGCCCGGATTTATGATTGCAGAACGTCGTGGTATTGAGATTGAATCTGAGTATGAACCACGTCAACAAGTAACTGCAATGTACATGAGTACTCGTTTTGATTTTAAGGCTCTAACTACTAATGCTAGTGCTGCTCTTGACGCAACTCGTTACGCATATGCAGTTAACGTTAACGCAGGTTAATAATAACACTTACATCGTTAAGTTTAATGGGGGAGGTGGTCAAACGCCTCCCCTTATTCAATAAAAAGGTAGAGTATTATGACAGATCGTTTTGAAGAAGATTTAGGTAAATTTACGTATGTTAATTTACCACAAGTAAAAGATTATTTAAGCATTTCTAGTAATACTCAAGATGCTAGACTTTCTAATATAATCAACTATGCAACAGGTGTTATAGAACACTATATCGGGCAAGAAGTATTAGCCAATACCTATGTAGAAATATTTGATGGCGGGGTCAGTTCCATATTTGTTAGTCGCTTACCTTTAAATAATGTATATCAAATTACAGAATTTAATGGTTTTGAGCACCAGATACTAACAGACCCTTCTACTACAGGAGTTCCTAATAGTACTACAGATAGCGCACTATCTGTTAGTTTCTATAACTCCGCACATATAAATAGAAAAATTAAACGTTTTGGTCAGTCTAGTTTAGAAGTACCTCTAGGATCTTATATTGGTTCTACTGCTGTTCCTGAGAAGTTCAAGTTTGATGAAGGTGACTTTACAGTTGAGATGTTTGTACGTATTGATGACGCTACAATTCAAAATAATACTCTATTTGAAATCAATACTGATGCTGCTAACTATATGAAATTTAGTATGTCTAACCAGTATGGTTTAGCTTTTGAATGTAATGTAGGTGGTACCGCTACTATAGTACGTGGGGCTAATACTCTGATAGAAAGTCAGCAATTTGCAAAGCGTAAATGGGCTCATGTAGCTATATCTCGCAATCTAGATAATGAACGACTATACTTACACTATAATGGTAATACGATAGCTAACGCAGCATACGCAGTAGTAGATCATACTTTTACTTCAAATGTAAAAATAGGCAATGGATTCAAAGGTTATATAGATGAGTTTAGAGTATCTAGCTCTGCGCGTTACAATGCTAACTTTGTTCCACCAGCTTACCGTTTTAGACCAGATGATTATACTGCTTGTCTAATTCACTTTGATGGCCCTGATAATGCTACAGCTGCTATAGATGCTCACGCAGAACCTAATGAGTATAACTTTGATAGAGGTACCGGGCGTATAACACGTGATGTAGGTACTAGAAATATTCGCCGTACTTATCGCTCTGTACAGCGTAGTTATCCAGCCCTAAGTTTAGTAGGACCAGCAACTTTCCAACCATTTCCTAGTGGAGTGCGTATAGAGTATCGTGCAGGATATGAACTAGGAAGTATTCCTTATGATCTTCAGTTAGCTACTCTTGATTTTATTAAAATTATATACAAGCAAGATCAAGAGAAAAAAGGATTTAGCTTTGAGGGTGAACGTGCTGATAACTTTAGTTTATCCAGCAATTTCCCACCACATATTACCCGTGTGCTCGATCTGTATAGGATTATTAAGTAATGGCAAAGTCTACTACTAGAGTTGAAGTAACTTTTGAAGGCGAAAAAATAAGTCTCAATAAAGTTAATATACGATCTAAAGCACTAACAGCTGAGTTAAAACAAAAAAGAAATACTATTGCCGTGTTCTTATCAGACTTTATATCAGAAGAAATAGGTTTAGGTAGGAAACTAAGTAATAAACAAGCAAGCTTATTTGCTAATGAAAAAGCTGCTGCCGATGCTGTAATTAATATAGATACTTTTAATAAATTAACAGGCGTGACAGCTGCAGAATCACAATTAAAAACTGAAAAAGGTACTACTTTTTTTGAAACTAAAATTTCGGGTTTAGGTCAGACTTCAGATATACAGTTTACCTCTACTACTGTTGCTAAAAATACTCCTCAGTTTGCTTTAGTCCAAGAACAGTTAGGACTAAATAAAAAAGAAATTACTGGTACAGCAGCTATAGATTTACTATTTACTCCAGCGTTTAACAGTATTAGAGATAGTTTATTCTCTAATACTAGAGAAAAGATGGAGAACTTACTTATAATAAGTATAGCAGAAAAAGAAAGAACTCCTGTAATATCTTATAAATTTGTACCCAGTCCTATAACCGCTAGCTCTTTAGAGAATAAATCTACTTTTAGTAAGTATTACAGAGTACGTATACGACCAAGGCTAGATAATGGTACAGCTGTAGCATATAGAGTAGATATTTCTACTACAACTGCTTTAAAAAATGATATAAACTCTAGATCTGTAGATATAACAAAACAAGTACAGAGTCTACACTCAAAAGGTATTAGCATTAAGTTGTTTAATTACTTTAAACAAAGAATTAAAGGTATAGAAGGTAGTACAAAGGATATAAATCAGTACTTAGCATTAGCTTACGCTATGGCTAATGACTTTAAAGTAGGCGGGCACACACCTTTTGTTCTTGAAACTAGAATACAAACTCCTGGGCCCTCTATGTCTAGTGCAACCCTTAATATAACTGGCAAATCAAAAAAAGTTAGAACAGTTAATAAACCAACTCCGCAGAAATTTATATCTTCTGCTCAATGGACATACTTAGTACAAAAACGACTAGGTGACTCTATGCTTAGTTTTGGCGATCCTGAGCCGCCAGATATTAAAGAGCGTAGCGGTCGTTTTAGACGTAGTGTAGATGTTACAGCTAATTATAGAACAAAAACTATACAATATACTTATAACCCGCTTTACAGATCGCTTGAACACTATGGTTATCATCCAGAACTTCAAGTAGAACGCTCTATACGTCAAGTTGCACAAGATTTATATACTAGAGAATTTAGTATAGTTCGTAGAGGGAGTCTAGCATGATATTTAATAGAAGAACTGAAATTATACAGTTTTTAATTACTCACCTTAAAGAGATAGATGGTGATATATCACCCTATGATAATGGTTATAAGTTTAATAATAATATATTTGGTAATGCCTATCGTAAAATTGTATTTCTCGATGAAGTAAATGATTTTCCGTCTGTTTATTTATCAGCCGGAACCGAAATTAGAAATTTTCAATCAGAAAATTTGACGGTAGCTACATTAACAGTTATTATAAGAGCATACGTATATGGAGAAGATAACTCTCAACAACTTGCTGATGATCTTGTACAAGACATTGAACATATTGTTTACAACATAGGCGATAATCCTGAAATGGGTATATTAGATATAACTATACAAAATATTACCCAAGATGAAGGATTAGCCTTTCCTTATGGTATAGCAGAGGTTGAGTTGTCCGTAGTCTATAGACTAGAATATTAAGGAGAATAAAATATGTCATCTCTTAACTTACAAAGAAACTCAGAAGTCTTCTTTTCTACAGTTGACCTTGTTAATGGCGCTCTAAATACTGCTATGACACCTTCTAACACTTGGAAGCTAGAAGTTCTAGCTGGGTTTGCTGTTACTGCTTCTGCAGCTACTCAAGATATAACATCAATGGAATCAGGAACAAGCCCTGACCGTTCACAACAACGTTTCAATACAGCTATTAATCCAGTTGATTGGAACCTACAAACTTATATACGTCCTACCGGAGCAATAACCCCTGCTGCGGCTAATGGTAGCGCTGCTGGTACTACAGTTAGCGGTAACGCAAAGCCGCTAGCTGATTGGTTTATGTGGCAGTCCTTAGTATCAAATACTAAGGTTGTAAGTGCGACCTCTGCAGAACAGTCTGTATGGACTACTGGTGGTAAGCTAAACACTATTAACACTGCAGCAGTTACAGGAGCGGCTTCAACTCGCTCAAACTTCCCAAGCGCTACCGAAAACCATCTATATTTTGTTCTTGATAACGTAGTATATCAAGTATCTAATGCTACAGTAAACCAAGCAACAGTAGATGCCGGTATTGACTCAATTGCTACTACTACTTGGACTGGTCAGGGCACTACACTACAAGAACTAACCGGAGCTGCGCGTTCTAACGCTATTGCAGTATTTGGCGGTATTAACAACGCCGGTGCTTTAGTAGCAGACTCAGTAACTGCTGCTAACCTAGCAGCACCTGGTGCCTATCACCCGTACAACCAGATGAACGTAGCAGCTGCTGTGACTACTAATGCTTATATTAAGAACCGTCTAAGCGCTATACAGCTTACTCACAACCTAAGCGGTACTGTATCTACTTATACATTCCCAGTAACTGCTTTAACTTTTGATTATACCAATAATATTACTTACCTAACTCCAGAAGAACTTGCTACTCTAAATGCTCCTATCGGACAGTTTGTAGGTACTCGTGCTGTTACAGGTAGTGCTACTATGTATCTACGTAATGATACAAATGAATCTTCACAGTTCATGCGTAACATTATGGCAGATAGCCGTACAACTTCAGCTCAGTATGCTACAGCTAACTTATTTATAGGAGGTACTACAGGCTCTAACGTAACCTTCTCCCTACCTGCTGTTCAGTTCGAGTTCCCACAACTAGCTGTAGACGATATTATCTCTATGAGCGTTAACTTTGTGGCACAAGAACCAAACGCCAGCAAAGGTGGTGGCGGTGAAGTAAGTATAGTAGCAGTTAAGTAACTATTATATTTCTGAGGGGAAATATAACTAACACAACCAGAGAGCGTCTATCGGCTTGCGAAACAAGGTTTCCCCTCCCTTGCTCAGCAGATTCCCCGATGGACGCTCACTTTTTATAAGAGGGAAACTCATGAGTAAAATTAAATCTATGCTAGTAAAAGAAACTTCAACCTGGGTAGAGTATCCAGATATTGAAGGTTTTTCGGTAAATCTACGTTACCTTACTAGAGAAGACCTACTAAAGATTCGTAATTCTAGTCTAACGCTTAAGTTTAATAAGCGCACACGTCAAAAAGAAGAAGAAGTAGATAGTGCTAAATTTATCGAAAACTACGCTGAAAAAGCTATTGCTGACTGGCGTGGACTAAAAGTCAAACATCTACCGCTTTTAGTACCTGCAGATATTACCGGGCTTAACCCTGAGGAGTCTGTAGCATACACAGAGGAAGATGCTATTGAACTACTAAAGAATTCTCCAGCATTTGATCAGTTTGTTAGTGATACGCTAAATGACTTTGAGCAGTTCTCTCGTAGTAAAGCTGAGAGTGATTCAAAAAACTAACTGAATACCTTCGTGATAGCTTACACGGAGGTGGTCTGAATGTTGAACAATATTTACTAATGTGTGAGCAGATGGGTTGGGAACCTGATGAAAATAGAATTCCTATAGACCCTTCTGCTCTATCTTTAGAAGCTCAACACGCTTTAGTTTTACTTAATGCACTACCAGATAAATGGGAAGGTATGAGCGGAGCGTGGATGGGAAAAGATTATAGCGGATTAGCTGCTATAATGGATATATATAACATGGAAGATAAACGTGCTGTATTCGAGTTATTACAGGTATGTGAGCGAGAATTAGGTAAGTATTATGAGCAAAAGCGAAAAGAGCAAGAATCTTTAGCTAAAGCAAAGAGAGCAAGATAAATGGCAGGTACTATAACAAGTATTATCAGAACGCTATTCGTAAGTGAAGGAGCACCTGATGTTATTAAATCTACTGATGCTTTAGGAAGAGCTCAAACTCGATTAGGTAATGCAAGTGCTGGTAATGGACGCCAGTTCGCCGCCCAATCCTCTGGAATGGGCGGCTTAGTTGCAGCTTATGCAGGAGCAGCGGCTACAATTTTTACTCTACAAGCCGCCTTTACAGCATTAAGTAACGCGGCTTCTGCAGAAAATATTGTTAAAGGTACTAACGCATTAGCTGCTAATATTGGTCAAAGCGGTCCTCAGATACTTGCAAGCATTCAGTCTATTACTCAAGGACAGTTAACTCTTGCACAAGCTTCTGAAAATACTAATATAGCATTAAGTGCTGGTTTTAATACTGATCAGATTGAAAAGCTAAACCGCGTAGCTATGGGGGCTTCTCAAGCCCTTGGTAGAGACCTAACAGACTCTGTTACTCGACTAACTAAAGGTACTGCAAAACTAGAACCAGAACTTCTTGATGAACTTGGAATCTTTACTCGTATAGATCCAGCAGTTCAAGCTTATGCTAAGTCTATGAATATTTCTGCGTCATCTCTAACAAATTTTGAAAAGCGTCAGGCTTTTGCTAATGCAGTTATAGAAGAAGGTACAAGAAAGTTTAGTGCCATTGATGTATCAGCTCCTTCAGCACAAAAATCATTAAATCAACTTAATGTAGAAGTTCAACAGCTATCTACTCAATTTATGCAATTTGTTACAGAGGCATTACTTCCTCTAGTAAATTTCTTTAAAAATGATATAGGAAACTCGCTATTACTATTTGGCGGTATAATGGCTTTAGTATTTGGTAAAGGTATAGGTATTGTTAAGGGCTGGGTAAGTGGAAACTTAGCTAACCTAAGTTCTTTTGCCTTAGAGCTAGCAAAAATATCAGAGCAGGTTAAAGGTAACTTTACAGGTATGACCTCTGCGGTTACCGCATTTAGTGCTAAGATGGTTTCTGAAGGAGGTTTAGCTGGTAAAGCTGCTAGTTTAATGACTCTTAATCCCGGCCTTACTCAGACAGCTGCGGATAAGTTAGCAGGTACTGGTAGTGCTACTCAGTTAACTGGTGCAGGTGCTAAACAGGCTCGTACAGATTATATAGCAGCTAGGGATAGATTCTCTGGTATAGCAGGTGGGGCTATACCTGATCTAACACAAAGAAAAAAAGATGTAGATACTTTTAAGGCGTCTCTAACTAGGTTATCAGCTGCAGGAAAAGATAATACTCTCATATTTCAACGTACATCTGCTATGATAAATATACTTGAAGGCTCAATTAATGGTGCTAGTACTTCTGCTAAACTATTTGCTGGAGCTGCTACTTTTATGGCAGGAGCAGCTAGAGTAGCTTCTATAGCATTTACAACACTGAACGTAGCCTTAGGCGGAGTAATGGCAGTAGTCACTGTAGCTCAGCTAGCAGGTACTCTTTTAGGAGTAGACCTATTAGGTAAAATACGTGATGCTATTACCGGTGTTACACAGGCAGCAGAGAATTTAAGAAATGGGTTTATAGGTTTAGCTACTGATGCAGCAGGTGGCGGTGCTGCTATAACTCAAGCACTGAAAGCTGCTGGAGCTAGCGATAAAGACTTAGAAAAAACTAATGATAGGTTATTAGCTATTAAAAGTAATTTAGCAGAAACAGCTAAAGATAAGTTAATGCCTGTTTTAATCAATAAGGCTATGATGGCTAACCCTCAGGGCGGGAGTTTAGCAGCACAAAGTGCAGCACTCACAAAGTTAATGACTCCTGATACTGAAACAGCAAATATGATAACACAACAAGAGAGTTTATTAGTCACACAGAAGCTAATAGATCTTAAAAAAGAACTAGCTAATACACCTATTACTGATGATACTGAATTAAGTAGACTTAATCAGGAGATTATATACTATGGAGCAATTAAAGACCAACTAGATAAGTACGGTGATAGTTTAAACGGGGTAATAGGTGCTGTTAGCAGACTTTCTGGTTTAGACGTATCTACTGTAGGTAAAATTTTTACTAGTAAAGATAATGAACTTATATATAATACTTTTGAAACTATACAAAATGGTTCTGCGGGCGTAGTCAATTTATCTAAGCATTTATCTATATTAGGTATGGTATTAACACCTTTAGCCAATGGTCAATATTCTTTTGATGCATTGTCAGATCAGCAAAAAGATTATATTAATAGTTCTACACTATTAGTTTCTACTTTAGATTCACTTCACACAGGGTTTACACAAGGAACTATTACCGTAGATGAGTATGCTGCTAAAGTAAATGGCGCACAACAACAACTAAATAAAATAGCTACTTCTAGTGCAGCACAGACCGCTAATAAAAAAGCCTTAGATACTGCATTTGCCTCTACAGGTGAGTCAGGTCACGGAGCTTATCATCAATTACAAAATGATATAAATGCTGCTGCAGATAGTGTTAAACGCGCAAGAGAAGAACTAGATAAGATGAAAGAAGGTTTAAAAAACTTTAAAATAGCTGATAATATTCTTTCTTCTGTACAGTCTACTTTTAGTGGTCAGATCGGCGAAGTAGATAAAGCTAATATGAGTGGTTTAGTTAGTTTATCCGGAGATTTAGCAAAAAATACTAATGAACAAAGAATTAATCAAACTGCTATCCTATCAAGCGTAATAAAGGAAAATGAGCATAATCAGCAATCTGTAGCTCAACATCATGGTATTGCAGTACTTAATGGTGAACAGCTTAGAATACAGGAAGCTAGCATAACGGCTAAAAAAGCATTTGCTGGTCAACTGATACAGGACTACCAAGAGACTCTTAAACTAATAGAGGCAGAGAAAAAACGTACAATAGAATTACAAAACCAGCTTAATTTACTTAATCAGCAAAACAAGATTAGCTTAATGTCTTCTCAAGCTAAACTAGGAGCTACCTACGCACAAGTCGCTCAGAATGCTCAAGAGCGCGGAATACAACTACAGCAAACAGGATTAGATAACTTAACTGCAGAAAACTCTTTAAGTTTACAGCGTATAAAAAATGCTAATGAAGTAGCTAGTATAGAAGCAGATATTGCTAATATTAGAGGTAGTGGTAATGCAGCTCAAGATGCTGCTGCTCTAGAGTCTATTAAAAATCAAACTAAATTAAATGCTGCTCAACATCAAGTAATAACTATGGATAGAGATCTTACAGCTACTAAACAGCAAATAGAAGATAAAAAACGTGCTAATATCGACTTAGAAAAACAAATTGCTATAGATAACTATAACATGGCTGTAAAAGCCATTAAAGCTAGCGGCGGCGCTAGCGCAGCAGCTACTAAAGCAAAGTTAGATGACTTAGATAGACAAAAGAAAGAACTAGGCGCACAGGCTGGTATGATGCAGCAAGAAAATACGCAAAAACTAGCTATCTTTGATAAAGAAACTAGGTTACAAAAAGATAAGATACAAGCTGATATAAATAAACTTAAAAATGATGAACGCATACTGGCTGCAACTGCTCTACTAGATAAAGCCCGTATAGACGCGCAAATACAAGCATCTTCTTTTGATAATAAAACTATACAAGCTCAAATAGCTGGTTATCAAAGCTTCTCTACTAGTGTGAATGGTATGTTAGATGCAACAAGAACTTTTGCTGATAGTATATCAGAGCTACTTGGTTATCTAGGAGGTTCAGAAGCTGCTGATAAAATTAAACAATCTGTATCTAATCTTCCTAAAGATCAAGCTGATAATTTAACTGGTTTAACCAGCCAGCTAAAAGGTAATATTGAGTTACAAAATCAGATATACACTAAAACTAAAACTCAAATAGACGATGTGTATAACTTAGAAAAACAGGGTATGGATACTCAGATAGCTGGTTTACAAGATCAGCTAAAAGATGTCGGTACACTACGTGAAGCACAACGAGCAGGTGTCTTAACACAGCAACAAGCTGCTGCAGAAGAAATACTACATAATATAAAAATGATAGATTTGCAAAAAGCTAAAATAGAGTTAGAGGGCAAAGCTAGCGGATCTGATATAACAGCACAACTAGATCAAGCAAAGGCAAAGCTGCAACAAGACTTAGCTGATTTAGGTTACTCTGCTGAGGATCTAGATGCTAGTCTTAATGTAATGCTACAGACTATGCTAGCAGTTAAAGATAATATAAGTAGTGGGGTAGTATCTGGACTAATGGATCTTAATAATGCATTATTTACTAGTACAGATAATACTAAAACATTTGGAGAAAGATTAAGAGATGCGTTCTCTAGTATGCTACTAAGTATAGAACAAACAGTATTTAATAAACTTATTGCTACACCGATCGGCGATTTCATCGCAGAGTGGGTAAGTACTAATGTTCTTAGTAAAATTCTAGCTAGTACCGCTGCTAGTACTGCTACTAGCGGTGTAAGTACAGGGGTAGGAGCTGCAGCTAACGCTGCTGCTGCTACTGCTGCGGGAGCACTAGTAGGTGGAGCATACGCAGCAGCAGGTACTGCTGTGTCAGTAGCTTCTGCCGCTACTATGGTTCCTATATCAGGTGCTGGAATAGCTATATCAGGTGCATTAACAGCTCTAGGTACTACTGTTGCAGCATCTGCTGCAGTAGTAGCTGCTCAGCTAGCTGCTGCTAGTGCTACTGCTACTGCTGGTATGTTTATAGCTGGGGGTGGTACGGTTCACCGTGCTGGTGGTGGATCTATACCAGGCTATGCTAGTGGTAATATGGTGCGCGACCGTGTACCTGCTATGTTAGAACCTGGCGAATTTGTCATTCGCAAACCGATGGTAGCTAAGATAGGGGCTTCTGCTCTAGCAGAGATGAATGCCACTGGCAAAACACCTAGCTCTGCTCCTGTTATAAACATAAAGAATGAGGGTAGTCCTAAAGATGCTACAGCTTCTGCACCTCGTTTTGATGGTGAAAAGTATGTAATAGATATTGTTATGCGGGACCTAGCTAACAATGGGCCTATAAGAAAATCTCTACGCGGAGGAGCAATTTAGTGACATTAGCTTTATACCCCCTAGGCGCTACTGGGCCTTTCACTACTAGCTCATTTAGCACTATGGCAGACCATATGCCTGATAATGGTTATCAAATAGAGCGCTCATATAACACAGTTATATTCGAAAGCGAGGCCGGCTATGAGAAACGTCGGCTTCGCTCTAGACGCCCTAAACGTAACATAAGTCTTACTTACACTAATGTTACTGGCTTAGAAAAAACAGCTATCGAGAACTTCTACAATGCTAGAGGAGGAGAATACGAATCTTTTACTTTTGACTTGTCACATGTAAATGATTCTGGTACTATTTTAGTTAGATTTGATGGAGCTCTACAAGTAAATCAAATACTTTCTGCTGGTGCTAACTTACTGTCAAACTTCTATACAGTAACTTTTAAATTAAAAGAGACATATGATTAAATGAGTTCACGTAATTACGACGTAATATTAAAAGTCGCTAATGCTACTGGTTTTAGAAGTGGTAATACAGTAATGGGCAACCAGTCCCTTACTGTAGGCTACGTTGCTTATGTAGATACTGCTAATAATAACATTAAAGTAAAGCTAGCTAACACTCAACAAGAATTTAGAACATCTGAAACGCTACTATCGAATATTATTACAACTACTACCACCTCCAATGGTA